CCACTTCTGGTCAAGAGCGTTTTCACTGTCAACTAGAACAACATAGATACCTTGCTCTTGTGCGTGACGAATGATGTTTCCGGAGCAGATATAACTCTTACCTGCACCAGATTCGCCTGCAAAAACTGTTACTTTGCCCAGTGGAACTCCACGATTGAAGTCCCCTGAGATAAGATAGTTTAGGGCGTAGTTACCGGTTGAAATCCAATCGGTAGGGTCATTGAACCCGATTCCCAAGCCATCAATACTTTTAGTAATAGACTTGCGGAACTTCGAAATATCGAAGGCCTTTGCCATAGTCTATTACTCCTTAGTCTTTCTGACGATTACGAATCATTGCAATGATATCGGCTGCACGGCTAGATGCTTCGCCACCTGCACTTTCTGCTTTCGGAGCAGGTGCTGAGAACGATTTCTCTGCTACAGCAACTTCATCATCCCACGGTGGAGTGTCTTCAGCAACTGGTGCTGGTGCAGGACGAGCTGCCGCTGGTTTAGCCGCTCCACCTTCACCACCTTCACGACCACCGTAGCCTGCTGGCTTGAAGTATTGACCCCAACGATCCATGTCAAATGCTTCACCGTCAACTGACGCTTCAAACATTTCTTTCATGACCTTGAGCTCAACTTCGCCTGGCTTCTTAGGCAAGAAGTCTTTTAGATTGTACAATCCATGTTGCTTGATAGCCGCATTTTCTGCATCGCTTAGAGCACGTTCACGACGAGCCCATGTTGATGTAGAGTAGTCAGCATAACCACCTTTGCTTGTCTTAGCAATCTTAAAATCAAGACCGCGAACAAAGTCTGTTGGTAGTTCTTCAATCTCACTATCCATCAGTGCATTCTTAACAATGTTAAAGATTTGACTGCCGATGATGAATCGACGGATTGGGTTTTCAGGAGTTTTGTCTTCCTGTAGTTTGCTTTCGCCTACAAAACCTTGGAACAGGTATGACTTCTTCTTCCAGTACTTACGACCCATATCTTCCAAAGACTTGTCTTTGAACCATGGACGAACTTCTGTAAGAATAGGACATGTTTCACCCCACATTTCCATACATGGGACTTGCACAGTCACAGGCTTGGAATTTGTTTCGCCCTTAACTCCGGCGAAAGGCAATTTGATCATTGCACGTTCAATCCAGAAAAAAGTATTTGAGCTGTCACCGTCAGGAAGGAAGCGGACTGTTGTAGTCGAACCTTCTGGCATGTTCCAGTGAGGGTAAATTGCATTATCACCGCCACCGGATTGCCCGCCAGCTTGTTGTGAAGATGCTTGTAGTTTTGCGCGAATTTCTGCTAATGTTGCCATAATGTTTTTCCTTAATGTTGATTTATTATGCCTCTTCTTTCTAGCCCACTGACTAAAAAGAAAAACTGTGCATGTGTTTAGTATGCACAGTTTTATTTATTATCGCAACCTATACGGCTACGAAAATACGGTTATTTTTGCCAATTATTTTTTGTAGTTGGCTATTCTCATAATTGCTTCTAAGGCCGCCGATTCATTTTGACCTAGACCTAATTCTGCCTTCTTGCGGGCTAAACCTGCAGAGCTAGTTGGGCTGTTGGTTTTTTCTTTTTCTAAATCTTTTGTGGACATTTTCCAGTCGCCGCCTTGTTCCTTACGTTTGTATGCAGGTACTTGGCTCTTGTCTGGACCACTTTCTTGTGCTACGCCTTCTACTTTTGCCTTGATGTTGCCTACTAGTTCTTTCAATCGTGCTAGACCGTCGTCACCGTTAACTTGTGTGCCATGACGTTGTTGCCATTCTTGTGTGAGTTTTTCCATAAATTGTTCAGCCATTTGTCTTGCCTGTTGCCCAGCTTGCTCGCCAAACTTTTCGCTGATTTGTTTTTCAACATCTAGTGCAATGCCTTCACCGCCGCGGAATGGGCCAACTTCTGGGTTGTCGCGATTGTAAAAACTCTTAACAATCTTAGCAACTTCTTGTACCATTGCTTTAGGATCTTTGCCTTCCGCAACTGGAGGTTGTGCTGGAGTAGGAGCGGCTGCAGGTGGTACTTCTGCTGCGGGCTCCTGGGCTGCTGCGCCCGTTAATCCTAATGCTACTAACAGTTCTGGATAGCTTTCTTGTGCCCACACTTTTAATACTTCCATAGGATCAGTTGCAGGATCTAGGTCATAAGCACCTTTTAATTTTGCTTCAAGGTCGCTATCTTCTAAACCAAAGCTACTAAAGAATTGCCATGCAGTTTGACCATCTACACCTAGTTCTATCTCACCGTTAGGCAATTCATCCATTGCTTGTTTTAGAGCTTGGATCTGATCATCAGTTAGTTTACCCTGTTCGACTGCTTCTGCCCATTCTGTAAATGCATCAAATGCATTTTCTTTAACTTCCTTATCATCGTCGTCGCATTCGCAAGGATCGCAATGACATTTTGAACATGTGCTTTCTTGTACATAGTTTTCTAAATCAACAGTATTAGCTTCTTGCATAATGCTGTGAATTAAAGGAAAAAATGCTGCTAGGTCTTCTTTAAAATTTGTTTCTGTAAATTTTGCCTTATATGTTTCCATAGTAACAGGATCTAAATCTGCCATTAACGGCTCATCCTGTTCTACAAAACTTGCTGTCCATGCTTCATAATGGTGACGCTTGCTCAATGATTCAATCTGTGCTTTTAATTCTTGTAATCGGCCTACGGCCCTTTCTTTGATTCCCATAGCATCATCATGGAGCTGTGTGTGCTGTACTTGTCTGCTAAATTCTTGCAATTGAGCAATCTGTTCACTCATACGTACAATGGCCTTGCCAGCTGGATCGTGTGGAACGCCACCGTGGTCAACGTGTTGAGCCATAGCAAACGCACCTGCTGGATGAATGAACGGATATTTGAATCTTTCACCGTCTCTATTTTGAATGTAAATTGCCTTGATGTTTTTCTTCTGGCTGCGAGCACCTGGATACATTTCATCAACTGGGCTGTGATGTCTAACAATAACTTCTGTAGCACCTTTTACAGCACGACTGGTTTTTTTAGAACTTCTTTGGTTCCATCGGCTTTCTTGCAGACCTTCTCCCATATGTTGCTGTGTTCTATCTTTTAACATTGATAGTAGTCTTTCAGCAATTTCTTCGGGATGATCCTCATATTGTCTACCTAGGTCGTATTGTAGTTCATCAAATTCTTTTTGGATATAACGTCCAACGGGATGTGTTATAGAATCTCCGGCATCTACTATTTTTAAAATAGTATCACTATTGAATTCTGGACTATTCACTACTTTTCCAACTTTTTGCATCAATGCGGTATTATCAATACTAGGACTCATTCTCGATATCAACCGATCACGTGGAGTATTTGTCAGTTCACGACCAGTGTTTTCTGATACACCTTTTCTAATTTTTTTAGTTTCGTTCATAGTATTCATTTCGGGTTCTTCCTTGCGGCCTTGTGTTGCGGCCAAGTGTTGAAAATCATTTTTATCTAAATTAGTTTTAGCAATGTCTCTTGTGTCAAATCGCATTAGTCTGCGCATGGCAAATAATCGCATTTCTTTTAAGAAATCGTACCACATGCGTTTAGCCGGATCATCTTGATTTTCCGTAATACCTTGACTGTAATAGATTTTGATACTGCCTGGGTCTCCGAGGCTAATACTTACTCGGCCTAAATTTACACCTTCGTTAACAAAGTCAAAGTCAAAGAATCTTGCTTCAGCAGGATCAATGGTCACAGCACCTGTTTCATCGCCCATTTCTAAATTTTGAAAACGACTGCGAACTTTGTCGAACAGATCTTGACTGATTATTTGGATAGCTTTCATATGTGTTATTTATTAATAATTGCTGATGTATATAGGCATGGGCATTAAGAACTCGTCTTCCCGCTCTTCACGCATTTTATCGTAAATTGCAGGATCCCATTCTTGTAACATTAGCGCCATACGTATAACCAGCAAAGTAGCACTAACTAGGTCATCGTGTAAGCCTACTTTTGCTTCAAAACTAACGCCTTTAGCAATATATCCTTTAAGCTCGCTGATCAAAGGCTTTGATCTTATACGGAATCTTTTGCTTTCTACTAGATGTTTTAGTTTCGCACTAGAGTTAGTGGTATTAAAGCCCTTACGGAATCGGCGCACATGTCCCTTCTTAATAGGTTCACTTAAGAATAGCCCCGGAATACTTTCTTCACCAATTTCATCAATGGCAACTAATGCTGCTTCACCAATGTTGTTATTTTCAATTGAGTAATATATACTAGCCTGTACGCCTTTTGCCGCACACTCGTCATTGATATAATTGCACAGATCACGCAGTATTCGTACCTGCCCTTGAATTGTAGTTAAGTTATGTTGCCACTCACCTACTTGTTCAAAGCTAGGAATTTCTAAAATTTGTATAGCAGCAGGGTCTCCGCCTGTACCTAGGCTAGGATCTAATGCCAGCAAATAGGTGCTCATTGGATTAACTTTCTTGTACCAACGTGCCTGTCCCATCTTCATAACGGGTTCATCACCTTCTAGACCAGCTAGACAAATACTGTTGATCAGTGTTTCGTCAAATACCAAGAATTCGCAATCGTGTTCTCGTTTGAAACGCTCTTCACCGATGCGACTACGTTCTTCATTGGCCCAGTTTTCATCACGATCCGGATGTTCATTCCAATAGGCCCTAAAGGGGAAGAAACCGTTTCTGCCTAGTATTTGTTCATTGCCAAACTCGTCAAATTTATAGTTTGCTTCTTTCCAAATGTTAGCGAATTGATCTTCATCGCTATTAGGAGTTGATGTAATAATTGCTTTACCACCAGTTGCTAGTGTAGGCGAAATAGATGTCCAGAATTCGACGGCAATGTTAGGTTCAACGAACGCAAACTCGTCAGCGTATAGTAATGACAGTGACAAACCTCGACCTGTTGTTTCTGTAGTTGTCTGTGCAATAATACGCGAACCATTATCAAATTCAATACTTTGTTTGTTATAACTCTTAACACCGCAACGAATATGATCAGGACAAAGTTCATATGCATAACGAATACGACTCATAATTTCCTGAGCACCTGTAAACTTGTGCGCTGCAACTAAGACAGTTGCATCAGGTACAAACATAGCATACCATAGAAGATATCCTGCCGCAGTAGTAGTTTTGCCTGTTTGGCGCGGCAG